CGATTTCAGTATTTTGTAGCCTTTTTTCTCTCTTTCTATACATTTTTCTTTGCAAATTTTTCAGGTGTTTGATTGTAGTTGTTTCCGGAGTAACGGTATATATTTCTTCACATTTTTTTTCTACGCGTATTCTTTCTCTCTCACTTAATAAATACTTGAAGGGAATCTTGGTAATACCATTTCCCCTTTTCAAGTGACCTTTTCCTTTGAATAATACCTTGTCAAAATGTTCTGTTATATTTTCAGGTAGACATTTACGATCTATATGAAATTGACTTGCATATTGAAATCTGTGATAATTATCGCATTCATATATTTTATAATGTTTTTCTATTGGTTTATTACGAATCAATCCAATACCCATTATTTCATTCAGAGAATTATTCATTTCTATTACAAATATCAACATATCTTCTGGTATTTTAATGGATAATGAATATGGTGAATTATAAATACATCCTGTTGAAATATTATTTTTTTCACGAAAATGATTATTTTGACTCCATGTATTTTCATTGAATCGTGTCGTGCATACATACAAGGGTGGTGTTTCCAGCGCCAAATGCGATTTTTTATTCATATACATATTTTTTTGATACTTTTTGTTGATTTGACATTATTATATTTTTTATTCAATTTTCATTTATTTACGCATTGCTTGATAATTAAATAGAGTGAGAGAGAGAGAGAAATCAAAATAAATATGAATAAAAGCGTAAAAAAAAAATAATTATAGTATTTACTGTTCATATACTTTATTTATAATATTCTATGTCTTCTTCAAAAAAGGTTGCATTGATTACTGGAATTACCGGCCAAGATGGATCGTATTTAGCAGAATTACTATTAGAAAAAGAATATGATGTTTGGGGGATTATTAGACGCGCTTCAAATATCAACACTGCCAGAATAGAACATATTTTCAATAAACTTATTTTAAGATATGGTGATTTGAATGATGGAATTAACCTTTTGAATATTTTGGTTGAAATAAATAAAACTTATTCAAATGACGAATCTCAAACTCTCAATCGTTTAGAAGTATATAATTTAGCTGCAATGAGTCATGTTAAAGTATCATTTGAAATTCCTGACTATACATGCAGTGTGGACGGCGCAGGAACTCTGCGTTTACTGGAATCGATTCGCCATTGTGGTATTCCTTTGGAAAAAGTGAGATTTTATCAAGCATCCACTTCTGAAATGTATGGTAAGGTTGTTGAAATCCCACAAAAAGAAACCACACCTTTTTATCCTCGTTCTCCTTATGGTGTTGCAAAATTGTATGGTTATTGGATAACCAGAAATTATCGCGAATCTTATGGTATGTATGCGTGTTCGGGTATTTTATTCAACCACGAATCACCTCGTAGAACACACAATTTTGTCACTAGAAAAATCACCATTGCACTTGGAAATATTCTGGCAGGAAAACAAGATAAACTTGTATTAGGTAATTTGAACTCATTGAGAGATTGGGGTCACGCCAAGGATTATGTTCGTGGTATGTGGTTAATTTTACAACAAGATGAACCCGATGATTATGTTCTCTCTACGAATGAATATCATAGTGTGAGAGAATTTGTGGAAAAGTCATTTGCACTCAAAGGTCTGGATATTGCGTGGAAAGGCGAAGGAATCAATGAAATCGGTTATGATAAGAATACTGGGAAAGAATTGATTTTTGTTTCTGAAAAGTATTTCCGTCCTGCTGAGGTAGATGAGTTGTTAGGAGACAGTACCAAAGCTAGAACAAAGTTGGGATGGGTTCCAGAGTATTCTTTTGAAGAATTACTCAGAGAAATGGTGGAGGTAGATTGTCGTTAGAGGTTGAAATATATTCCATATTCATTTTTACAAAAAAAACTATTTAAAAATATAAAGATTTGAAAATAAAGAATCAAAAAACAGTAATAATAAATTAGAATATAGTATGGATTTAACTAGAATTGATTTTATTAGAAAAAGCACGTTGGAAGAATTGAAAAATTCCGATTATTTGGAAAAATTAATTGTAAAATTAGGATTCAATAATGAAGGACTAATAGAACAACCATCCGTTGTTAGAGAAAATGGCGGAGGACTACTAATATGGCAATATCCTAACCAATTTTCAAAATATCTTTGTTTACTGAAAGAACTGAATATTTCATCTTATATTGAAATTGGTTGTAGATGGGGTGGAACATTCGTATTGACAACTGAATACTTGAAAAAATTCAATAATGTAAGTAAAAGTGTTGCAATAGATGTTATGAGTTCACCCGTTTTGCACTATTGTTCTGCAAACAACGATACTAATACTGAAACGCAATTTATTTGTGTAAATTCCCAAAGTGAAGAATTTAAAAATTACATGAAAGAAAATCACTTTGACTTGATTTTTATAGACGGAGACCATTGTTATGATGGAGTGAAAAATGACTATGAAGTTTCAAAAAACAGTGGAAATATTTTTGTGTTTCACGATATAGTAAGTGATGCATGTCCTGGTGTATGTCAATTCTGGAATGAGTTAAAAACATATCAGGGAGATAGTTATAATTTTTATGAATTTACAGAGCAATATACAGAGGTTTGGAATAATACTCACCAAAAATTTCTGGGAATTGGTGTAGCAATCAAAAAATAAAATTGTAAAATAATGGCATACAATTTTATTTATAACGCACGGTTCAACCCTAACCATAACCCTAATCCGTATTATATTTATATTGTTTCGTATGGTTTCAATATTTCCATTAAAATGGTCCAAGGGTCTAGTCGTTGAATAGATTCTCTGTCTTCGCAAAACAATTTCAACAGACTAGGATTGTATCCAGAAATCATGGATGTATTCTTTTGGGTTGACACATTTGGAAACCCGCCCGTACTTCTCAAATTCCAAAATACTATGTGCGGTGGATTATACGGTTTTCCAAATGCACATTTACCAGCATCCGCATACTTCTTTTTCATAATTCCGTAGAGTGTATCATTATCCATTGAACTCGCCTCGTCTATTTGCATATCCGATAGAATCACCAATGATAGATTTTCAACGTCCTCGGGGGGCACTCTAACAGTTATAAATATTTCCAAAATCATATTCAATGCCGCATAAAAATTTGTATTTCCACCCCAATGAGTATGTTTGATGAGAGAAACCATTTCTACAAAATTTGTGGTTTCCTCCAAATTCACCCAGGTGGGTGTTGAACTAAACGTCATTACCCTCTTTCCCAACACCGATTTTTCTGCAATACGACAACCCAATCCAATCGCGGTCAACAACGGCAATCCATTCATAGAAGATGATACATCTACCATGGCAACCATATTTTTCAATGCTGGTGTTTCTTTGGATTGGTCTCTCCATTGCGAATTCAACAAATTTGTTTGCGTTTGTTTCGGTCCTTCATCTTCCAGTTCCAATAGTTTCAACGCACGAGAGACAAAATCACTCAAACTTACACACTTACCATTTACTTCTTTTCCAGTTTGGATTCTCTCTTCAATATATTTTTCAAAGATGTATGAGGCGACTATTCTGTCGTCCTCTTCATTTCTGCGCGTTCCATCTTTTTTTATATTCAAAAAGGCACTATTCTGCTTTGACAATGTAATAGACGTCACATGTTTGTAGTCTATGTCACTCCATGTATTCGCACATTGTTTGATTTGGACGGTATCCAAAAACTTGTTGAGTGAAGAACACGTTTTGCGATAATTCATCTTGGCTTTATTCAATGCCTTTGTTTTTGCCTCGACAGTTGTTGCTTTTGAAAAATAATGGGAAAAGTAGTCTTTTGCCAAGGGTTCAAATAACCAACCGAATTTTTTGGAATTCTCTCTCGGAATCCATTTTGCTACTAAACTTTGACATCTACTACTTTTAGACTCTTCTGTTCCTACATCTATATACAATTGGGTATTCATCAATGAAATACAATGTTGAATAAGTGGATGATTTGAATCACCTGTTTCATCTCTGCAATAAAGAGAGAAATATTTCATGTCCTTCCAGGAGCCTAACCCTAAACAAGATGCGTTTACGCCACATACAAAGGAAGATAGTAATTGTTCTGCGTGCTGTTGTCCTATTATTTCATGCCAAACAAGTATCATCATATAAGAAAGCAAATATTCTCCTTTACCGTTGTGTATATCTCTTGTATGCGCTACCAATTTATACATGACATTCAATAAAAACTCCTTGTCTGTTTGTGTGTTATTTTTATTTGGTAGAAAGAGAGAAATAGATTGCAACGCTAAACGATATTTATCTTTTAATGATTGAAATCTTTCTTTCTCTCTATCATTATTGCAGCGAACTAATTGAAAATATATTTGTAAAATGTTTTCCTTTATCTCTTCAAAAGTACCAAGTTGGAGAGAAGACCAAGAATATTCAACATGTCCGTTTTCACCCATTTTTTTATTTTTATCACGTTGATTCAAACACGATGAAAACTTCTTGATTGTAAATTTCATTGACAAAGAAAAATAAAAATGCAAATCAAATTATATTATAACACCATGGTGTATTTATATTCCTTTTTTATTGACTTTCGATGTTTTGTTTTACGTTGTTGAATGTGGATTTTTTTGGTTTTATTATTGGAGGTAGGGTTTTGTTGATTTGAGTTTGTGGGTGGAAAACTTTTTATGTCGGTAAATGCAGATGCAAGTGCCTTTTCGCTATTATCTTTTTCATAATAAAATATAAATAAATCATTCAGGTCTTGAAACATGTTGATGGTTTCTCTCCAATGAATAGATTCGATTTTGGGAAGGATGGTTAAAAAGTCGTATTTTTTATTTTCATTTTGATTTAATGTGGTGGATGTAGTAGTTAAAAAAGTATGTATTTTTTCGGGTTCTATATCAACATTGCATTTTATGATAGAGAGAAGATTGTATTTATTTTTGGGGAAAAAATCTTTCAACAGATAAAGTAATTCGTCGCGAGAAAGAACATTGGGTGAATTCAATAGGTGTTTTTTTTTAATTACTTTTTCTATTTCCTGGTTTTGATTTATATAGATACAGTGCAAGTTGATGTACGAAACCTTTTCCATATAATATTCTTTATATAAATCATCTATTTCTTCAAAAGCTTTTATCCAACTATCATCCAATTCACATATTTCATTTATTTCATTAGCCATGCACTAATGAAATAATAATTTTTGAAAAGATAAACACATTTATTTTTTTGTTTTTAGTTTTGGTTTATTCACTCATATTCTTCATCCACTTCAATAGAATCATCTTCTACTTCATCTTCATAGTCATATTCATCGTTCATTTTATCCATTTTATCATATATTTTTTCATAGTCAGTGTCGCCGTATAAATTGGTTTCTCTCTTTATACGGGATTCCCATGAACGTACAATTTTATTCATATTTTGGTAAATTATAGATGACTGCGTTTGTTTTTCTCTTTTTATATTTTCATCTCGTTTCTGTTGTATTAATTTGTTACGAAGGTAAGGATCCCAGTTGTATATATACAACCACCCAGGAATTTCTTTCAACTCTTCTATTTTCTTTGGGTTTTCATTTCCAAGTGCAGTTAAATAATTTGTTGATTCCATGGAATTGTATATTATAGCAATATTTATTTAACTCAAAATAAAAAGAAAGTATAAAAAGTTAACCGTAAAACAACTTAAAGACACGCCATAATAGTATGATAGATTAGTTCATACAAGTAGATCCGTTTTTTTGTGAATGCACTTTTGCCCGAGAGGTCTAAGGGGGCAGACTTAAGACCTGCTGGATTC